GAAGAAAAGAAGAAGCTGAAATAACAGATGAAGAAAAACCACAAGCTCAAATGGCATCAAAAGGTGGTTTTATTGGGATGGCAAAAGGTGATACACCCTATTATACTAAAGCAGAAAGAGATAGATTAAGTGATAATCTGTATGCAGGAGACCCTGTTCCTTACGATGACCAAGAAAGAGGTGTATATCGTATTCAAGATGAAATGGATAAGTCTGCTCCCTATAAATATTCTGAACCTTCTAGTGTTAGGGAGCAATTATTAAATAATTCTGTAACTCCTTTTAATAAAGGAGAAACAGAAACATATACTGCTCCCCCTCTTCCTCCAGAATCTATGACAGCAGAATATAAAAGTGGAACACGATTTGGTGATACGGAAACAGGATTCCAATACTTAAATCAAACAGGTGACAATGAAGGAAAACAAGGTCAAGGATTTAATGATTTACTTTTGGCAGGTCTTAGAGATAGGAGAAGCTTAAGTGATTTTTTAAAAGTTTCTGATTACGGAGGTGTAGGCAGATCACAAAAAGCTGCAGGAGTTTATTTTCCATACCGTAACAAAATTGCCATAGCTGATAAAAGTATTCAAATGGCAGGTATAGGAACTCCCGGATTGGCAGGAGATACAGAAGTACATGAACTTATGCACAAAGGAGCTAATTTACTAAGCAAAGACCCTACCTTTGATTGGAATGTATATATGTTTGGTAATAAAACTTTTGGAAAAGCCGATAGTATAGAAGCGGCTAAAGCTGAACATAGATATATACAGTCAGTAGTAAATACAGCTTTTATAGATAGAGAAATTGCCGACAAAACGCAAGATGATGAGTACTATGTACGTAAGGCAAATCAATATTTAGACATGGTACTTGCCGATATAGAAGAGACTAGAAAAACTAACGGGTATGCTGTTTACGATGAATCAGACGTAGCTGAAGCTAAACAGAGAATAAAAGAAAGAGAAAATAAATTAGAAACTTCTAAAAAAACTATTATGTTAGCTGAATTAACTAGAGTTTATAATCAATATTTTAATGATTCTGACAGAGAATTTTTTAATGAAATGTTTAAGTCATACAATAAAGATGAATTTGCAAAAAGACAAAACATTATGTTTGGTGGTAAATTTGAAAATTTTGAAAATGGCATAGAAGATTTTATAGAAGTTAATAAAAAACGTAATCCAACTAAAGGTTATTTTAGTTCACAAAGAACAGTTGCAGATTTTGATACAGATAAAATACATGATAATTTTAGTTTACAAGATGTGACCGATCTTTTTAGATTAAGTAATTTTGTAATGATGAATAACACAGAAACGGTAAGTTTTATAAACGCAATGAAAGATGTTGCACCTAAATCTACTAGAAATTTAAAAGAAATGTATATTAGTCCGGGTCAGACATTTGATGACGTAAAACCCATGAAGAAAGCAGAAGGTGGATTTATAAGTATGGCAGACGGTGGTTCTGTCGGAGATGAAGACTATAGTGATTTTAGTAGTTTCTCTGTTTATAACAATGATCAAGATGGTATGAATATAATCGAACAAATGAATCCTGAATTTAAAAAAAAAATTCAAGGTATTATGAGACGAGGAGTTAAGAGAGGAACAGTTGAAGCTCTAATAGATAGCTTACCAGAAAGAGAAGCTTTAGCTCTAACTATATTTGCTGAGTCTGTTGTGTCAGAAGATTCTCCTGATGCTATGAGAGCTATAGGAGAAACAGTTTTAAACAGAGTAGATGATAGAACATATTCGTTTAAAAATGTAAATACTGTAAAAGATGTTTTAAAAAGCAGATCAACTAAAGGCGAAGGTAGTAAGATGTTTTCATACGAAGGTCTTGAGCCAAAACGTTTAACACCTAGACTACCTGAAATGCTGAATAATACATACTGGCAAAAAGCATTGACTGCAGCAGATATGGCTATGGACAAATCACCTGACAGAGAACGATTTAGATTAAGAGATGATATATTTACCTACGCAAAAGTAGGAGAAGCATCAGATCGTCTTAAAGCAAACAAAAGAAACGAATACTTTACTACTATAGGTCAACACGACTTTTACAGTAGAACACCTGAAAAAGGTGGAAGAATATCAAGTGAAACAATGGGAGAATCCCCAGAGTTTTACAGATAATTCGTCAGCTACCCAGTAATATCACTGGCCCTGACAAACCGAAGCAGCTACCCACAGCCATGTGGCACTGCAATAAATGAGGTAAATACAATGGCAAAACAAGTAAAAGGTGCAAGAGCATATAAACCCAATGACTCCTTCGGAGTAATAAACAATCCAAATCTTTATAAAAACAAATACCGAGAGGAAGTTGATAAAGAAGATGAGGATGAAGTAGAAACAAAAGCAGAAGACGTTGGCACTTCAGAAGAAGCTACCCAACAAGAAGGTTTTGTGGAAACTAAACAGGAAGAGAGTCCTGAACACGATTATAAAAAACGTTATGATGATTTAAAAAAACATTATGACAGTAAACTTCAAGAATGGAAAAGTGAGAAAGCAGCTTTGAAAACAACTGCAGAGCAGATGGATTTAGACCCTTCAATTAAACTTCCCAAAAGTCCTGATGAACTAGAAGAGTTCAAAGGTAAGTATCCCGATGTGTATGCAGTAGTGCAAACCGTAGCGGCAATGCAAGCTCAAGAACAATCTGAAAGTTTAAAAAAGGAACTTGAAACTATAAAAGGTCGTGAAAAGGAAATGGAAGTTCAAAGTGCATACAAAGTATTACTTGCCGCACATCCTGATTTTAATGATATTAGGAATAACGAAAAGTTTCTTTTGTGGCTTGATGAGCAACCAGAATCAATTTCTGAGGGTATAACTAAGAATAACACTGATAGCAAATGGGCAATCAGAGTTCTTGATCTTTACAAAGCCGATACTGGCTTAAAAACAAAGTCTAACAAATCTAATGCGTCTGCGGCTGAAGCAGTTAGAACGCCAAGTTCTAGAGAAGTTCCAACTGACAAAAATGCAAACAAAAAGATTTGGAAGATGGAAGACATCGCCAAACTGAAATCGTGGGAGTTTGAAAAGCTTGAAAAAGAAATAGACCTAGCACGAGCAGAAGGGCGAATAACTCAATAAACTAACCTCAAATAGAGGAAGGATAATACAATGGCTTTTACTACAAGTTCAGGGTACGGAAACTTACCGTCAGGTAATTTTGCTCCCTCAATTTTTAGCCAAAAAGTTCTTAAGTTCTTCCGTAGAGCTTCGGTTGCAGAAGATATTACGAATACCGACTATACTGGCGAAATTGAAAACTTTGGCGATACTGTTAACATCATAAAAGAACCAACACTCACTGTGTCTGCGTACCAGAGAGGTTCTGTTGTTAACCCTCAAGACTTGGCTGACGATCAAATTACATTGACCGTTGATCAAGCCAATGCTTTTGCATTTAAGATTGACGACATCGAAGAGAGACATTCACATGTCAACTTTGAAGCATTAGCAACTTCTTCAGGTGCTTTTGCTCTAAAGAGAAAATTCGATGCTAATATACTACAGTCTATGTCAGACGGTGCAGGTATTGCAGGTGCTGACGATGCAAGTTTATCAGGTGGACTAACAACTACTAATACAGCTTTAGGTACAGCATCTGCTCCTATTAACGTGGAGACAAATGATGCAGGTATCAACCTCATGCTATTAATGGCAAGAGTGCTTGACGACCAATCTGTGCCAGAAGAAAATAGATGGTTTGTTGCTCCTCCAATCTTCTACGAGAAGATGTTTCAAGCAGGTAATAAGATGGCAGAAGTACAGGTAACTGGCGATGGCTCTTCAAACCTAAGAAACGGACTTGCAACTCCGGGTACACTTGCAGGATTTAGATGCTACAAGTCTACTGCATTAAATAGTACAGCAGGTACAGATCAAGTAACATTATCAGGTGTCGCAACAGACGCTTCTGAGAATGTTATCTTAGCAGGTCATATCTCTAGTACTTCTACAGCGTCTCACATCGCTAAGACTGAAGTGGTACGTTCAACTGAATCATTCTCTGATGTTGTTAGAGGGTTACATGTCTTTGGAAGAAAAGTTCTTAGACCTGAAGCTCTTGTACGTGGCATCATAGATTTTGCATAGGAGGGATAACTAATGGCTACTTTTGATCACA